CTATAGTGGAAACCCAGCTCATGCAAGGACTCGGAAAAGGGCTTGCCGGACGAATCCAATTGGGCATAGTTGCTCGCCCGCCGCAAGGTGGATATGGCTGGATAGCTCAGTTGGTAGAGCAAATGACTGTTAATCATTGGGTCGCTGGTTCGAGTCCGGCTCGGGGAGCCATAGGACAGTAGATTAGTTGGTTAAATCATTTCTCTGATACGGAAAAGATCGATGGTTCAAGTCCATCCTGTCCTACCAATGTTGACAGTAGCTCAAATGGTAGAGCTCCAGATTGTGGTTCTGGCGGTTGCGAGTTCGATTCTCGTCTGTCAACCCACGGCCCCATCGTCTAGTTTCGGCCTAGGACACCGCCCTGTCACGGCGAAAACATGGGTTCAAATCCCATTGGGGCCGCCATTGTAAGGTGAAAATGAAACGTATTGACTATTGGTGTTGGAATAAAGAAATATCACATAAAATTTGTAAAAAATTAATAAAGTTGGGTAAAGGAAAGTGGAACCAGGCACAAACAGATGGATCATTAGAAGAAAATAAATCACTCGATAATGTCCGAAAGAGTGACGTTGTATGGATAACTGAACAATGGGTTTATGATTTAATTTGGCCTTATATGTTGATTGCAAATGAACAAGCTGGATGGAAATATAATATAGTTGCTACTAAAGATTGTCAAGTAACACGATATACCAAAGATGGATTTTATGATTGGCATATAGATGGAATGGGTTCACATAATGAATTACATAATGATGGTAATACTAGAAAACTTTCAATGAGTATTATACTCAATTCTGATTATGAAGGTGGTGATTTTGAAATGAGAGGATTGAAAAATAAAGTTCCAAGATTGGAAGAGGGGTCGATTATTGTGTTTCCTTCTTTTTTAGAGCATAGAGTTACCCCTGTAACGGAGGGGATTCGATATTCACTAGTGACTTGGTTCGTGGGCCCACCTTATGTTTAATGTAAAAGGATATGAATTAAAAAAGGGAAAAACTTATGGACTTTAATAACCAGAAAGCAAGAAAAGAAATAGTACAAGACTTGTCACAACTAGAAAAACAACGAAAAGTTGTGGTAGAAGAAACCCGAAAGTGGGTAAGAGAGTGGAACGCAGAACAACGAGAGATGGTATTTTGGATTTTGGAAGAAGAAATACGAGATGATAATCTATTGTTGTCTACTAAGAAAAAACTTTCTCTACCAAAAGTGAAAACATCAGAAATTGAAACAGGAGAAGATAATGGCTGATTATGAAACTGATGTAGCATTTTATCAAAGATATAATTACGCTGCAACTGCAAATATGCGTAAAGAATTAGTTAATCTAATGAATGAGACTATAGATGATCTTTACGAAAATCATTATGATGAATTATATCATGAAAACGCATTTAGACGAGTTAAGGGAAAACAACTTTTATTACCCAAAGAAATGTTACCTAAAGAAATGTCAGATTTTATTATGTCTATGGGTAGAGGTTATTTATGTAATTCGGGATTACATACCATGGAAGTTGACCCAGCTAAAATTAATCTAGAAATTCAGCAGATTTGGGCAACAGATTCCGAAGAAAATGATTATAATCCAACTCACAGTCATTTTGGTTTGATGTCTGGTGTATTTTATTTAAAAGTTCCACCACAAGTTTCAGAAGTAAATGAAGAGGGATCTTTTAATTTTCATCATACAGAAAATGGATATGTAGATGTAAATCCATATAATACTATTAGACCAAAAGGAAATGATATGGTAATTCCAGAAGTGGGAAAATTTCTCATTTTTCCTGCATGGTTAAAACATTCTGTAGCTCCGTTCTTTGGGCCAGGTATTAGACGGGCAGTATCTTTCAATTTGGTATGTCCAGAAGCAAGTAAATGGACACATACCCATACGAAAGAACCTTTTTCTAGAAGACAATTTGAACAATCTTTAAAAATAGATACAGCAGGTGGCCCTGATGCTAAACTCAAAGGTGACAGAGACATATCTAGAATCAGTATCAAAGATGCATCCAATGCCTGATCTTTCCCCAAAAGCTCACGTTCCAAAACTTAGAGATACTTGGTATATTCTTATCCCCAATCCAGAAGACCCCAAAGATAATAGTCTCTGTATTCAAATTATACAGGGCCCGTTTCGTCATGTTGTAGTTAAATACAAAGACTTTAAAACAGACCCAACTCTGAATGATGATGGCACCTTGACATGCCAGTATGGTTATGATATAATAACATCACCATCTGATATTGGCGAAAGAGTCATAACCGATGAACAGGGTAAAATATTTGAAGAAAAATTAGGTAAAGCGATTTTAGAAATAATAGAAGAACACCATATAGGTAGCGATGAAAATAGAGACAACAATATTAAAGAATCTGTTACAGAATGAGGATTATGCAAGAAAGGTATTACCATTTTTAAATGATGAATATTTTACTGAAAATTCCGATAAAATTATCTACAATCAGATAAATAATTTTATACTAAAATATAATTCTCTCCCAAATAAAGAGGCTCTTAATATTGAATTAAGTGAAGCAAAAATCACAGAAGAAGATTTCAAAGAGTCTGTAAACCTTATCAATGAAATTGGTAAAGATGACCAAGAATTTTCAGACCTCTCATGGCTATTGGACTCAACAGAAAAATTCTGTCAGGACAAAGCAATCTACAACGCAGTTGTCGAATCAATATCAATACTCGACAATCCCAAATCAACAACAGACAAGGGTGCCATTCCTGACATTCTTTCCGATGCTCTTGCTGTCTCTTTTGATCCTCATGTCGGTCATGACTATATTGATGACAGCTCTGATCGGTTTGATTATTATCATAGGATTGAAGAGAGGATTCCATTTGATCTCGACTACTTTAACAGAATTACCAAAGGTGGTCTTCCGCAGAAAACATTAAATATTTGTCTTGCTGGTACTGGTGTAGGTAAATCTTTGTTCATGTGTCATGTTGCATCTTCTTGTCTTGCACAAAATCAAAATGTACTTTATATCACTCTTGAGATGGCAGAGGAAAAGATTGCTGAAAGGATTGATGCAAACCTTCTGGATATTGCTATAGATGACCTTCATAGTCTACCAAAAGACCTCTATGATAAGAAAATAAATAGTTTAAGTAAGACTACAAAAGGAAAACTAATAATTAAAGAATATCCAACCGCAGCTGCAAATGTCAATCATTTTCGTGCATTGTTGAATGAACTGAATCTTAAACGGTCATTTGTTCCAAACATTATATTTGTGGATTATCTTAATATTTGTACATCCTCTAGAATAAAAACAGGGTCTAATGTCAATTCTTACACGCTTATCAAATCAATTGCAGAAGAACTTCGTGGTCTTGCTGTGGAAAATAAACTTCCTATTGTCTCTGCGACCCAAACTACTAGAGCGGGGTATTCAAGTACTGATGTCGGGTTGGAAGATACTTCAGAGAGTTTCGGGTTACCTGCAACTGCAGATCTTATGTTTGCAATTATATCTACTGAGCAAATGGAAGAAGTTGGACAAATATTAGTAAAACAGTTGAAGAATAGATATAATGACCCTACAGTAAATCGTAAATTTGTAGTAGGTATTAACCGTGCAAAAATGAGATTATTTGATGTATCTCAAGTAGCACAAGATGAATTGGTAGATACTGGTCAAATAGCTGATGACACACCATCTTTTGACATAGCAACTGGTGGTAAATTTAAGAAACAAGATTTCGCAGGATTTGACTATGAATAAAGATACTGTTACAGTTGTTGACCGTACTGATTCTAATAATGGTTCTAAGACAACAAAGAAGACTAAAAAGCGAAATCCTCCACGAAAATATAAGGTCATTTATCATAATGATGATTACACACCAATGGAATTTGTTACTTGGTCACTAATGGAATTTTTCAACAGAACAGAAGTTGATGCTCAATCTCTTACCCTTGAAGTTCATAAACTGGGGTCTGCAATTGCAGGGAGATATGATCATCAAATTGCAGAACAAAAAATATGGGAAGTTTTGAGCTCCGCAAGAGAAAACGAATTTCCATTACAGGTCACAGGTGAACAAGAATAACATAATAGACCTTTCAGAATATCGTAAAGGAAAAGAAAAAGAAACCCCCCAAAACCTCCCCCCACAATATATCCAAGACTTTGAGGTCGGCGGATACTACATATATCCAGAATTAGGTGTAATGATACATTGTATGTTGATTACAGATAGTTCTCACACCCACAAAAACGAATTAATGTACATAATGGAAGACCAATTTGGTAATATATTTTCTGTACCTATAGATGATCCAGATAGTATGATGGGTTGGCGCTTTCTTGAAAAAGAAGTTTTTACAGAAATGGTCAAAAAAGGCCTACCAGAACCAGAACCCCCAAGAGTTGGTTGAGTATAAATATTCGGAGATAACTGTAACTTTTTTAGGAGCATGATGGCGACGTTTAGAAAAATATTAGAATCCTTGAATTTATCAGAAGAAAAAATAATTTTAAATCACTCACAAAAA